TATAAATTACTATCAGGTTATTAATATTGGTATCTTGAGGTGGTGGAGGATTTTTATTTCTTTAAGCTAATCTTAAAGGTTGTTGTACTTATTCTAGGTGCTGGGTGGACCATCTCTCCTGATTCAGGATCAACCATAGCGGTTGGTAGTGTTCTAAGCATCTTTTCCCTTTCCTTTAAAGCAAACTTTAATGACTCTATTTCTTCATTCATTTTGCTCCAAGTATAGTCTTGGTCATAGATATACTTAACACCTGATTCAAACTTAGCCATTTCGCTTCCTAAGACCTCAGCCTTGCCTCCAGGATACTTACTAAGCTCATCTAGTACTAACTCCTTTAAATCAGCTCTAATGCCCTCTAAAAGCTGTACAACAGCCTCTGACTTTACGAGTAGTTCTAATGGTGACTCACCAGTTTGTGTAAAGTGATCTACTATCTGCGACTTGATTAACTCAATAGCAAATTTATTCGGTTCTATAGAACTAAGTTCTACTTTTGGTAATAATTGTAAACTCATTTTATTTTAGGTTTTCTTTTTTCATTTTTAATACCTTCATCAATGTTTCATCAGAATCAAATGATTGCTTGTAAGTAAAGTATGTGTCAGTTAATTGCTTAACCTTAGTACATTTAGCTACCTCCATCATTATTTCTTCTCTTGTAGGCTCATCTTCTAAGATTTCAGCTACAACAGTCTGTACTGGCTTAGAGGTTTTTTTTGGCTCATCATGTACAAAATCCATCTCCTCAGCAGGTGTCGCTTCAAATCCAGCAGCTTTCATCAACCATGCTAACTGATTACGGAATGCTTTACCTACTGCTCTAGTCTGTGCCATAGATAAGATAGCATACTCATCAAAGAACTTTTTGCTACCCTCTTTGTTAGAGCATATTGCTATACCTACAGATACTAATTTATTGTCTTGGTACGATCTAACTTCGCAAGTTGCCATGTACTTAACCTCTGTTTCACTAGATAAGTCTTGTACACTTGTAATGATAGGGAATAAGCCTAGTGATGCTCCTGCCATCTGCCAGGCTTCTACATTACAATAGTCTTTGCCTTTAATGTTAGATACTAAGTGTGCTTCTTTAACGAATCTCTTTAACTCGTTAGATAAAGAAAGCATAGAGTCCTTGTTTACCATGTGGTAACTAGGTGCTTGAATTTCGGTGTTAGTTGTTTGTAATTCCATTTGTTATTTGATTTAATTTTGTAAAAAAAGTTGCTTGTCTTCTTGGGTATTCATCCCACATCTTAACTAAAGCTTGTACAGTGTCAAAACTTGATTGGCTGTAATTAATGTTGTGGATGATTTTAGCGACAAATAGTCTTTTGTCTGTTTCGTTTAATTCTGCGAATGTTGATAGCATAATGTTTAGTTTGTGTTTAAAATGTTTAATTTTTTGTTGTTTAAGTGTAATCCTAATGACTGTTGCACCTCTTGAAACTGTGATTTATAGAACTTGATGCACTCAATATCATTTTGGAATGTCATAATACCATGAATGATTGTAGTGTGATCCCTATCGAATGCTTGACCTATCTCCTTTAGCGTCATCGAAAAATAACGTCTAAAAATAAAGTAACACATATTTCTAGCAAACACCAAGTTTTTACTTCTGTTTGGCGTCAGTACTTTACGTCTATCAGCTTTCATAACCTCACATACAGTTCTAATAACTTGCTCAAATCTTACCTCTCTATGTTTTAGTCCTGGCATAACGTAATAGCTTATTTCTGATGCTCCCATATTTGGTTTTTAAGTATTTCTAGTTTTTTGTCATAGAATGTTTTGATTAACTCGGTCATTTCGTAATCATTGTTCTTTAATCTTGTTTCAATAACGTAACGACTATAGCCTGTTATCTCCATAATCTTTTTCATGTCCCCATACTTAAATAGGCTCTTGTAATCTTTAATGACTAGCATTTGTTTATTTGATTTTATAGTGATTGATATGTCTGTCTATTCCTTGAACTGCGGCATCTAATGAAGCGTAATAACTTGCTCTCCAGTAATACCATTTGCCATGTAGGATTTGGTTATCCCATGTTATATACATCCCTTTGTAGGTGTATTGTTTTGACATCCTTCCGTTACTGTTTACATAGGTAAATTCTTCTTTGATACCTTTTTTCTTTTGTTCTAGGGTTAGTTTGAGCATTGTTTTGGTTTTTACTCTTGCGAGGGTTTTTGATAGTTTTTTGTTTCTAATATTTCTGTTGTTCTAAGTGGTAGACCTTGACTAAGCTTCTCAAAGATGGCATAAGCTACCTCTTTTTTAGAGCTTATAGTTCCACTGATAAATACACCATCTTGCTTGGTAAAGTAGATTGTGTCGTTAAGTAATTGGTCTGTTTCTGCTACAAATTCGAATTTCATGTGTTGTATGTTTTATTTGTTAAGTTTTTGGAGTCTAGTAAAGTAGGTTTTTGGATCACCAATCTTAACTTGGCTCATATTCTTCTCATATTCCAATGGATGAATGCAAGTTTTTGTCTGATGGTTGTAATAGGCTTGTTCGCCTTTGTCGATGATCGTGCCAGTGATACCGCACTTCATTTGGTAGCTGAGTGTGATTAATTCGTGCATGGGTTTTTTGTTTTGGTTGTTGAATGTAAAATTAGTAAGTTTTTGCATATATTTAAAAGTTTTTAGCAGGTTTTTTGTTAAGGAAATCATAAAAGATTTTTAGTCCATTGATCCGCCATAGCCCTGGCGATACCCTGGAAAGTTTTTGATCTCAGGGTTCTACGTTCGGCAGGAGTTTTTGCATTGGCTAAAGCATCAGCATACCATTTAGGATGCGATTTACCACTTTTAAAAAAAGTTCTTTCACCCTTACCAACTATTTTGGTGGGTTCAAGCTTTGGAAGGTTTTTGAGCCATAAACAGGTTGTTTTGGTAGCTTCATCGCCAAACATATATGGTTGAATAATTTGATCAGGCTTACGGATTTTTGTTGATATAACCGACACAGGATTCTCTATAGCTATTCGTGGGATCGGACAATCCATAAGCTTTTGGACAAAATCTAAAGCGATTTTTTGCTTCTCCCATCGTTCAAGATTTTTAGATCCATCCTTATTGTATAGATGTCTAGCACCGCTAACTGATAGATAGGTACAAGGTGGATGTGCGATCATTAGATCCCAACCTTGGTTTACATAGTTAAAAACATCGCCTTGTAGATGCCATTCGGGGTGACCACCACTACAAGGTAGAATGTCGCAAGAAAAAGCCTCGTGACCTAAATCACGAAGCTCTTTAGTAATTGATTGGCTTTCTTCACAAGCCACTAAAATTTTTGCCATTAGTTTAGATGTGTTTTTACTTTATTGATAAATTGCTTAACTGCTATTGTGTTGTCTATTTGATCTGTATTAATATCAAATAATAATTTCTCCCCACCCTCTACAGACTTCCATAGTACTAGATAGGAATCGCCTATCTGTATATAAAAATCCTTATCTAAATTAATTTGACCGTCTGTTTCTTCAACATCATTAGCCAATGTGTAATCTCTTGGGTTTACTCCGCTTCTAATTAGTTCTAAGTAGATTTGCTTTAACATAGTTGTAGTTTTAAATTGTAATTTTTGATATTGCTTCTTGAAATCCTCCAATAAATTGATCTTGATTCATACCATTTTCAATATATGTATCCAAGATTTTTGATTGTTCCTTATTACTAACTGATTCAGATGCTTCAGTATAATATGTAAAAGGTTTTTTGGGATGTGGCTCCATTTTAAAGATCCTACCAATTGAATCCACATATGTATATATGGTTTCGTTTGTTTTGGGGTTTTTTGCTTGGTTTTTTAGTGACCAAGTGATTGATGTTTTTTTCATTGTTTTGTTTTAGTTTGAATGTTTAAAAATATATAAAAGTTTTTGTCCCACCAAATTTTTGTGGGGTTTTTGTAGGGTTTTTGTCAAAGATTTTTGCCAAGGGTTTTTTGGGGTTTTTTGCTAGGTTTTTGGTATACGCAACTACAAAACAGTTGCAAGGGCAATTGTCCTGGAAATCGCATAGGTATACCTTAACAGATATAAATATCAATTTTATGCCTATTTTTAGGCTTATTTTGGCTATATCTTTTTTCTAGCTTATCATGTTATTAAATTTACTTTTTAATGTCTTATTTTGGCTTAAAATAGCTTTTTAACGGGCTAAATGTTCAAACCAACTTTTTTTACTTTGTTCCTCTAGTTCCTTTGCTACTTTCTCCGCTATTTTTTCGAGCGTTTCAGTATACAGATCTTTATAGAATTGCAATAGGTTTGCGTACTTAGGATCATTTTCTTGCTCTAGCTTTAAAATGATAACCTTTAAGTCTCTAATGTTCATTTTATTTTGTTTTGGTTTGTTCCTTTGTGCGGATCGAACGCATAAACCTACCAATTAGGCAAAGGATAAAGGGAACTTTTTAGGGTTCCCTTATTTATCTACTATCTAACTACAAAACCCGATTGATCCTTTTTAGCGTCTCCTTTAGCTTTCAAACCTACCACTACATTAACAGGATCGAAATACCTTAAGTCTGTATCGTCTCCGTTTATAACTTTGTAACCGTTCCACTTTTTTGGCAAATGATCCTGAAATACTATAGCAACATTGCCACCCAATTTTAAGATCCTTTTAGCCTCTATTTCGTTTGTTTCAGATCTAGAAAAGGTTACTTTGTAGCTAGTATTTTTATATCTAGAAATAATATTCGGGTTCTTTGTGTAATCGTAAAAAAGTAAACTACTATAGAAAGGATCTAAAAAATTGATCCCGCTGTATCGTTCCAATAAATATAAATGATCGACGTCCGAGGTACCGTTCAAACGTATTGCAATTTTATTGTCTTTCTTTATTGTCTTGTCATGAATAGAAAGTATTTCGTTTGCTAGTTGAATATAAAAATTAGAACGATCAAAAGCCCAAAATTTAGTTTTGTTAATTCTAGAAAGTTGGACGTTTGAAAACCTACCACGTCCCGCACTATATAGACAGGAGGACGTGCAACCCTTAGACGCAAAAGGACAAAGGTTAAACCCGTCTAAAGTATTTGCGGGAGCTAGATAAAGTATAAAGGTCTCTAGATCGTTCTTTATTGTTTTGCTGTTAGTTGATCCCTTACTTAAAAGGTTCTTAACGGGCTTGTAGCTGTTTTGCGGTTTGTTTTGTAGTTTAGTTGACATTTTTATTTGTTTTGTAGTTCTTGAAATATTGTTTTGATTAAGGTAATTACTAGCGTCCCAATAATTAAGTAGATCGCTAGATCAATAAAGTTTATCATGTTTATTTTATTTTAGTTAATAGATAGTCAGTTAATAGTTTTGCCATATTACCGAGAATAAGGATAAAAAGAACTAACTGAAATAATAAAAGGAAATTGGATAAATGTTGCATATGTTTTGTTTTGTTTAGGATATAAAGATAAGGATCTAATTAATACAAAGTTCAAAAATATTAAAATATTTATAAATTATTTTTAACCTGGAGCGATCCCTGGAGGATATAATTAGATAGTATACTAGTATAAAGTATGTAATAACTAATTTAATACTATATTAATATAGTAAGTAATTAACTACTTAAGTATATATACTTTAATTAGTAAGTAGTATATTAATAGAATAGATCTAGTGTTTTTTAGCTTTTGCGTTTCAGTGACCTAACAATCATTAAATAATAAGTTCTAATTTAGCACACTAACCAACCAATAATTGACGCATGAATAAGAGAGAACAAGCACCGATAATATATATTATGTTAAATAGCAACCCCCTACCCTATTTTTTAGCGTAGATAATAGGGGAGACCCCTTGTGCCCCCCAATATTCTGATATAAAACAATGATTTTAACATTTTTAAACATTTGACACACCAAAAGGTATAATATGAACGCACAATTCAAGGAAATAGCTAAAGAGGCTTTTATCATAGCTTATAAAGAGAACTTCGGCAATATCACCATATCATGTGAGGCTTCTGGAGTCGGTAGAACGCAGTATAAGACTTGGTTGAAGGATGATCCTGACTTTGCCAAGAGGTTGGCTGAAATCGAGCCTGAGGAGATAATGCTTGACTTTGGCGAACAAAAGCTAATGGAGAGGATTGCTAGGGGTGATACCTTAGCGACCATGTTCTTACTGAAGACTAGAGGTAAGAGAAGAGGGTATATCGAAAAGACTGAGGTTGCTCATGAAGGAGATGTGGTTAAGCAGATTACAGTCAACGTAGTTAAACCGAATCAAATTGGAGATATTATGAAACAAATAGATGGAGATGAGCACAAAGCGTTACCTCAAGGTGAGATAATCAACTTTGATACGCAAACAGAGCCAGGAATGATCGTACCTGCTTACAAGGCTGGAGAAAGTGATGAAATCCCACTTTACAACCATGATAAAGGGGAATTATTGGATATTAATGAAGACGGTGACTATGAGGAATAGCTACAATGCCTTTATTTCGCATTTTAAGGCGATTCTAGGGCTTTTAACCCTATGTGTAGTACTATGTATCCATTTAATAATTGAAAGGCTTAAATGAGGCTTAAAATAGCAAATAGGATAGACACCCCCCTACCTTCCTATAAAACCAAAAGTTTTCTAATGGAAAACACACAACCAATTTTTTAATTTTTTTTCCTATGTCTTATGAATGTAACCACAAACATCGTCTTCGAAGTACTGCAAAACAGCCAAAAAAAAATATCAGTTATGCAAGGCGGAACAAGGTCTGGCAAAACTTACAATGTATTGACATGGTTTATCGTGAAATTATTACAAGAGAAGGGAAAAACCCTAACCAT